TTAATACTTGGGCTGTTTTAATTGAGTTTCTTGAAGATAATACAGGTGGAGAATTAATAATATAAAATTAGAAATTATGAAAATAGAGATTCCAAAATTCGAAACAAAGACAGAACTTTTTGTATGGTTACAAGAAAATAAAGACGACCTTATTTATCAGAAAAAGTCAGCTATTAAATATGCAGATTGTTTTACTGCACCAGTTCAATTAATGGTATCCATTGATGCGGTGGAAAAAACATCGAAGTCAGAAAGCATCGAAGGTCAGGTTCTTGTTCGTGCTGTTATTAATACAACAATGGTTCGTGACAGTCACAAAGATGTTCACATAGATGGTCTTTGGAAAAAGTCCTTAAAAGAAAACACCAGGATAAAACATATTCAGGAACATAAAATGTCTTTTAGTTCGATTATAGCTGACAAAGGGGATCTGAAATCGTTCACCAAAACAGAAGCACTTGTATTTGATTCAACTGTTAAGCAGTCACGAAATGCAACGATGTTCAAGGAATATAAAGAAGAAAATGTAGATAATCATTCGGTAGGTATGATGTATGTTAACCTAAAACTTGCTTTAGATAGTAAAGAAGATTCAGACAAGGAAGAAAAAGCAACGTATGATAAATACATTAATGATATAGCTAATAAAGCCGAAGTAGGGAAAGATGGTTTTTTCTTTGCGGTGCTTGAAGCAAAAATAATTGAGGGCTCCGCTGTACCAATGGGAAGCAACCCAATCACACCAACAATAACAACTTCGAAAAGCTTGGAAGAGCCTACTGAAGATGAATTAAAAATAAATGCGATTAAAGAATGGTTAATGAAGCCGAGTTAAATCACTTCTAAAACCGAACAGTAGAGCCGATATAATCACTCTATTTAAAACGAATATTAATAAATAATTTAAAAATTATGAACTCAGAAGAAATGCAAATAGCACTTGATGAAAAGTTTGCAGCGGTGCAAACACAATTAGTTGAGGCGCAAAAGCTAAATGCTTCTAAAGAAGAAATCGTTGCTATTACAGCTTCGATTAAAACTCAAGGAGAAGCATTAGATGATTTTATCGAGGCTCAAAGAAAGAAAATTGTTAAAGGTGTCGTAGGACAGTTTGGCGATTTTTTAACTGCCAATAAAGAAAAGATAAATGAAATCTATGCGAACAAAACAGGGGAAGTAGAATTTATCCCTGTAATGAAAGCGGTTGATGATATTACGACTGGAAGCGGTACTGATATTGATACTCCACCATTGGATGTGAGTACAAGTTTAGGAAGCTTCAATTTTCGTAACGACAACAACCTATTAAGTTTAGCAACAATTTCAAGCACAAGCTCACCGAGTTTTTCCTATACGGAATTAATTCCAAAAGATGGTGCTTATTTATTCGTTGCTGAAGGGGTTGCAAAGCCACAAATAGACTTCGAATGGGAGAACCGTTACGAAGCTCCAAAGAAAGCTGCGGCTTACGAGATCTTAACTGAAGAATCAGTTACAGATTATAAACGATTAATGTCAGTTGCCAGAGAATATTTGGTAAAACAACATGACCTTTTCAAAGCAGATAAAGTCTATTTTGGAACTGGTGCTGGTGGTCAGCCGACAGGTGCTACTGTTTACGGTAGAACTTTCGTTTCAACAGATATGGTTGATAAGTTTGCAACAGGAACATCTAATTTTATGGATGTAGTTAACGCTTGTATTACCGACGTTTACAGAACTCAAGGCTTTACAGATGAAGCACATTACCAACCAAACATTGTTTTGATTAACCCGATTGATTTCTTTTTGAATTTAGTTGGTGCTAAAGATGGTAATGGACTTCCATTATTTCCACAAGCGAGTTTATTTAATCAGGTTACTATTGGTGGAGTTTCCATCAGACCTTGGATTAAAATTCCAGCTGGAAATATTTTTGTAGCTGATATGAAGAAATATCATATTGTAAATTACGTACCGTTTAGTATTAGAGTTGGTTGGATTAATGACCAATTAATTACTAACAAATTTACAATGGTTGGAGAAAGTCGATACTTCCAGTATGTTAAAAACTTGGATCAAGCGGCATTTATTTACGATGTTATTGCTACTGTTCAAGCGGCAATTACAGCATAAGATTATTTTTTATTATTAACCTTTTAAACAATTAATTATGAGTGACGAGAAAAAGCGAAAGTCTGCGATGTGGGATTGTACATATCTCAAAGGCGTTAGAAAGGGTGAGCCTTGTGTTTACCATAGTTCAACAGCCGAAACTTTAGAAAAAAAAGGATGGATTAAAATCTTGAAAGAGATTAAAAAGTACAGACCAAAAACAATGAAAGAATAAAAATTTAAAGCATTTAGTTATGGCTAAACGAATAACAAATAATACATACTACAAAGACGAGATTTATATACCTCACGCAAAACCATCTGTTACAGCTAATGTAACTACTGTTTCTGCCGAGTTAGATTCTTTTATTGAAGAGTATGAGCGTGATTGTCTGATTAAGTGCTTTGGTTTTCAACTTTATACATTGTTTTATGCAGAACTTGATGATACCGAAGCCGATGGATTAGACTCTGGAGCAGATGCCAAATGGGATGAATTACTTAACGGTAAGTCATATACAAATGGTGCTGGAGATGCTGTTGCTTGGCGAGGTATTCGTTACAAGGCGAAATTCGCAGATACTTTACCATCGAAGTCTTTTTTAGCAAATTATGTTTTTTACAATTTCGAACAAAACGCTGATGTTTTTAGAACAGGCGTTGGATACGTGAAAGGGAAAGCTAAAAATGCAAGTGAAAAAAGTGCTTCTCCGAGAGTTATTAATGCTTGGAGAAAGATGGCAGATATTATTCAGGGAAAGGAATTTACAACAACAATAATTACTAATAGGTTTGGTTATGGTGTTGATTATTATTATGATAACAGTGAAGTTACACTTTACCAATTCATAAGAGATATGAACGATGCAGTAGCCGATACTTACCCTGATTTTAAACCTCAATATTGGAATGTTTTAAAAAACCAATTTGGTATTTAATGACAGGAAAAACAACCATAATAGTCGAAGATAGATTGAGAGAAATCTTTGCTTTCTTGCCTGATATAACTGGTGCCGATGGAAACCCATACACACCACTTTTTAAGGCTGGAGATCAAAAGGAGCTTTTAGCTTTTTTTAGTCAGTCGCAAGGAAACACAAACTACCCTTTAATATGGTTGGATATGCCTTTTGAAGAAAAGCATATTAACAGAAGAAGAGTTGAAATTACAGGACTTACTTTAATTCTTGCAGTTGAAACTAATTCTGAAATGCTTTATTCTGAAAGATTAGAAACCACATTTACTAATACGCTTTTTCCTTTACTGGATAGTGTACTGGATGCTTTTACTACTGGAAACACATTGTCTTATGATAGTGATTTTACAATAACGAAGTTTGGTAATTATAGCGAACAGGCTGATGGAACTCAAGGAGAGTTCGTAGATATTTGGGATGCGATTAAGTTAACGCTTAACGTCGAAATTAATAATGATTGTTTAAGAACAATAAAAATTTAATATTATGACAAAACGAGTAAAACGTACAAAGAAGTACAAAGCGACTGTAATGATACCTTTTTGTGTTGGTAGTGGAGATAATCGAAAAGCCTATAAGGTTGGAGATAAATTCGAAACAACCAATGAAGCTTCATTGACAGATTTAATTAATAAAAAAAGACTTAAATTATGAGTTTACTAACAATAGTTGACAAGAAAGCTTCTTGTGGCGGTGCAGATGCCGATACTGGAAAGCTTGGTTGCCAGATTGAATGGGGAACACCTCTTCATGCACTTGGTATCCAAAAAGGTTTTTCTATTCCAGCCGCTACGGATTGGAATAAAGCCTACATCGATAGTCAGATCCAGTTGGGGAAATTTATTCCTTTAATTGGAGCTGAATCGTTTGATAATGAATCAAGCGAGGATCAAATCACGACTAATAATCGTGGTGTTGATAGATTAAATACTTTAGGACTTCCTAAATATAAATTCGGATTTGAAGAAGGTCATGCTTTTTACAAAGAAATGGCTGAATTAACTTCATTTAAAGCATTAGATTATATGTTTGCCGATGAAGAAGGGAATTGGAGAATGTTAGAACGTAATGATGGTGATTATGGTGGATTTACATCAGGTCAAACTATTGCTATGCTTACAAACACCAAAACTCTAGGAGGCGATCCTGAAAGCAAAGCCATTTCTATTCAGTTATTGGATAGACAACAATGGGACAAGCAATATGTTTTTGCAACAAGAGATCAACTGGACTTTTCTCCAGAAGAAATTGATGGTGTAAATGGCGTAACAATCACTTTTGATGCTGTACCGTCTGATGCTGAAACAACAATTGATTTTACAGTTGTTTTAAAAGCTGATGGAGTAACAGCAGTTGAAGGGTTGGTTGATGCTGATATTAAATATACGGTTGATACTGTTACTATTGCCATGGCAGTAGTTGAAAACACTCCAGGGAAATATACTGGAACTGTTGCTGCTATTGGAACAGGAGAAGTATTAGGTATTGAAACCTATAATATCCCAACGTTAACTGCGATTGTGCTGAACAGCGGAGTTCTTTATCGAGGTTTGATAGCGAACGAAACTGCGACTGCATAACAGTAGTTTTTATTTGGTTAATAGTAGGAGGGGGTTGGCTATGGTTAACCCCCTTTTTTTAAAATAGGGATATGGCAAGAGCTGGAAGTGAACTCAATCGAGTTATTAAAAAACTTAATACAATATCATCAAAATCTTTTCAACAGGAAATTCAAGATAAACTTCGGAAGAAAAGTAAAACACTTTTTTTAGAACCATTAAAGAAAAGATTGTTAAGAGGAGTAAGTGGCGATGGATCAATATTGCCACCATATAGTCCGAGAACTATTTTAGAGAAAAAGAAAAAAGGAATTGCAAGTAGTCCAACTAATTTGCGGTTTACTGGAGATTGGTATAGAAGTATGTTTGTTCATTTTGGAGGAACTGGACAATTACATATTATTGAAATTCAAACAAAAGAAACTGGAGCTGAATTTCCAACTGATAAAGGGATTGGAATGGGAAGAACAATAGACGAAAAAACTATATACCTTAAAAGAAAATATGGAGCTTCTATTTTAACTTTGACAGAACAAGAAGAAGAAGATATTACTGGTTTTGTCACGCAATTATATATAAACGGAATAGGACTTGAGAATTTTAATCCAAGGATGACTTTATGAAAAAACTATATCGAAGTTGTAACACTTTACCTATTGCAAGATTTTTTAGGATATTTGATACCGACGACTTGCGAAATTTAGTTATTGATTTTGACCAAGAGAACCCTGAATTTAAATTAACTGAAAAAGAACTCGTTGAGTATAAGGAGGTTTTTGATAATATTTATTATGAATATTCAGATATTTCTGAAAACCATAAACTTAAATCTACTTTAAAAAAACAAATACTGATAAAACAATGGGAGTTTTTATATCTAATGATAACCAGTTTACTGAATATATATGAAGAACACAAGCAAGAGTCCACCCTTTTGCTGATAAATGATATTGAAGATAAAAAATATCAAATAGATTTTAAAGAGCCTATTGAACCACAAGTAAAGGAGCTTTTAAGGAAGATGAAAGGCTTAAAAAATAAGATTAAAATCTTTAAGCTGAAAATTGCTGAAGCTATGAAAGCAAAGAAAAAAGCTGTAAAAATGGATTTAGAACGAGATGCTTTGTATCTTGAAAGAAATTTAGAATTGAAAAGGTCGATAGATCCTGAAACTACAAGCGTAACAAAGTGGGTTAAGATGATTCAAATGAATAAACGAAAAGCCAAAGAAAATGTCAAGTCAAATTCAAATAGGAACAAAAGAGGCTGAAGAAGCGGTTAAAAAACTGATCGTACAATTTAAAGAGCTTCGTGATATAATCAATAAACAAGGAGAAGCTGGAACTAAATCCACAAAAAAGATTGTAGCAAGGTTTAATGAGCTTGGTTCTACGTTTAAAAAAGTAATTCCTGTTGTTATGCAATACGATAAGGCTTTGAAAAATATGACAAAGTCACAAAAAAGTGCGTTCACACAACTTCGAAACACAAAAGCAGAGCTTAAAAAATTAAAAAAACAATTAGATGCTACAACTGCTGCTACAAAAAAAAGTACAACACAATTTAGTAGATTAAAAAAGACTGCTGGAGGCGGAATATTTGGTGGGCTTAAAGGTGGTATAAATTCTTTACTTGCTGCTTTTGGAGTACTTGCTGGAGTTCAATTATTTGCCAACGCAATTAAAAATGCTTTCCAATTAACTAAAACCTTGGATTCTTTAGGCTTTGCGATGAGGGCTGTTATTACTGATGCACAGGAATTAGGACAGACACAAAACTGGTTAAGACAGATAACAAATGATTTTGGTGCGGCAATTGTTACCACTACAAATAGGTACATAAAATTTAGAGCAGCTTCCAGACAAGCTGGATTATCAGCACAAGAAACACAGAAAATATTTGGAACATTTACTAAAGCCGCTGGCGTTTTAGGATTGAAAACCGAAGAACTTCAAGGTATATTTCTTGCATTGGAGCAAATGATTTCAAAAGGTAAAATTACAACTGAAGAGCTTCGGAGACAGTTGGGTGAGCGTTTGCCTGGTGCGATGGATATTTTAGCCAACTCTTTAGGGGTTACTACTTCGGAACTTGATGCTATGTTAAAAAAAGGCGAGGTTATCACTAAAGAAGTATTGCCTGGATTTGCAGTAGAAGTAGAAAAAGCTTTTGGATTGGATAGCGTAAGAACAGTTGAAACTTTACAAGCGGCAACAGCACGATTGAATAATGCTTGGGTTAATATGATTGATGACTTTAATAAATCTTCTGGAGCTGGAAAAAAATTAATGGTAATCTTTGATGCTTTAGCAAAAAGCCTTCCAACAGTTGTAAAATGGGTTTTCAGATTAGGAGCAGCATTAGTTATTTATAAAACTGCACAAAAACTTTCTATTATACAAGATGCTATAAAACTTAAATTATTACGAGCTCAAAATAGAGCACTTGCTTTTCATCGATTAGCAACAATCAATGCTGCTAAAGCTACTGGAACAATGACAGTTGCTCAAGCAAAGCTAAATTTAACGATGAAAGCTTTTGTAAATATAGCGAAAAAAAATGCTGTTTTTTTAAGTATAGCTATTATAATAGGATTAATAGCCGCATACAAAGAATTATCAAAAACAATACACGAAACAGCAAAAGAACTTAATGATTTGCATTTATCACAACTTGATATTCTTGAAGCAACAAAACTACAAATAGATAAAGTTGAAAAACTAGGTAAATCTTATGAAAGATTAAGTAAAATTATTAATCCAAGTAAAAAAGAACAAAAAGATTTAATTGATTTAGCTACGCAAATAGGGAAAATTTATCCTGGTGTAATTGCCGAAACCGATAGATATGGTAACGCTCAAAAGATTTTAATTGAAGTGCTTAAAGAAAGAATTAAACTTGAAAGACAATTATTACAAGATACTGCCACAGTAGCAATTCAAGAACAGTTTGGCAGTCTTAAAAAACTTACTAAACAATGGGATAAATATAATGAAGGATTAGCTTTTAATGTTAAAGGTGTTGGTACTGTAAGAAAAAGCGCAGATGGACTCTTTAGGATTTTTGATACAGGAACTGCTACTATTGGCGGTAACGCAGAGTCAATGGCACAATGGACAACTACTACTGCCGAACAAAGAAAAGAAATTATTAAACTTGTTTCGAGTATGCAAGATGCGATGCTTACGTCTGGAGAGCTTTCTAAAAGAATTAAAGAACTAGCAGATCCTCCTAAACCAACAACAGTAGAAGGTGGAGTTGCACCTAATTTTTCAGAAATAGAAAAAGTTGTTCCAAGATTAAGAAAAGACCTCGCTGGATTTGAAGCAGAGGTTGTTAAATTAATTAAAAATGGATATGATCCTTTAGTAAAAGCAGATGTAGAGGCTTTGTTATTAGCGAACAAAAACATTAAAAAAACACAAGCTAGAATCACAGCCATTACAGGAGAAACATTTGCTTTAAGCGGTAAAGCTAAAAAGCTTCGAGAAATTAAAGACCTTACAGAAAAAATATTGAAGTTGGAAAGTAAGAAAATAACGCTTGAACTTGAAACAATAATAAATGATGAAGGTGCATCGTTTGAGGATCGTGAACAGGCGGCTAGTGATTTAAACGCTAGACTAATAAAAAATTCAGAAGAACTTCGTGATAAAAAAATAGCAGATGCACGAGCTGTTTTTGAAGTTGAGTCAAAAGGTGTTGGAGTAGAAAGAACAGGAGAGTTAGATAATGAACTTAATCAAAAAATTCAATTAGCACAGCTTGACCACGATTCAGAAATGATTAGAATATTTATAGATTTTCAAAATAACAAAGAAAATATTGCGGTAGCTGGGCGTGATTCAACAGTAAAGGTTCTTGAGGCTCAATTTGATAAAGAGTTGTTGGCTGCTAGAGAAAATACTAGTGAACGAATTGCAAACGGAGAAGATATAAATACAGTTCTACAAGAATTAGCTGATGAAGAAGTTCAAATACAAAAAGATAAAGCGATTAAATTATTAGAACTTTTTATCAAACAACAAGAATTTTTAAGAGCACAAGCCGAGATTGCTGGTTTTTCAGAAGAAGCTCTTGGTGCAATGGATGATAGAATATTAAAAGCTGAAGCGGCTTTAGCTGGATTAAAACTTCCACCACCTGAAGAGGAAACAGTCGATGAATGGAAAGAAGAATTAGCTTTACTATTAGATATATTTGAAGAGTTTGCTGGAGCTATTGGTGATATATTTGCGTCAATTTTTGATAGAAGAATAGAAAATATTGAAGCTGAAATTAATGCTGAAGAAGAAAAATATGATGAGCTTATTGGACTTGCAGAAACTAATGGTCTTAACGATGAAGTGTTAAGAAGAAATAAAGAAATCACAATTAAAAAACTTGAAAAAGAAAGACTTAAGCAACAACAAAAAAAGGCTAAAGCTGATAAAGCTTTTGCTATTGCAGATGTTCAAATTAAATTAGGACAAACAATCGTTGCTATTCAGTTAGCGGCTGCTCTTCAAGATGTCGCTAGTCTTGGTGTATTAGGGAAAATTTTTAGAGCAATACAAATTCCTTTAGCGATAGCCACAGCCGCAGCACAGACCGCTGCAATATTAGCCGCACCGATACCTCAATTTGCTAAAGGTGGTGATATAGCAATAGATACACTTGGTAGAATAAATGATGCTGGTGTTCAAGAATATATTGAAAGAGGTACTGAAATCCTAACAACGACTTCGAAAAATGCTGTTATTCCTTTAATGGCTGGTGATACTATTTATAAAGATTATGATGAAATGAGTAAAAAGTCAATGCTCATGAATGGTCTTTATGGTGGCGTTGCAGTAGAAAAAACAAACTTCGAAGTCTTATTCGGCAGTATGGAGAACGCTATTGAAAAAGGATTTAGTAAAGCTAAAATAGTTAACAATATCAAACTAATAGGATTTGATCCAGAGCATAATGCTTATAAAAATGATATGACAACGTGGAACTAAATGAGTGATATAAAAAGTACATATTCAGATTATGTTAGGTTTAGTTTAAAAGCTGAAAACGTAGCTACATTTAGGATGCCAACAGAACCAGGCGGATGGGCTGATGACGAGCTAGAACTTGATAGACATAAACAGTACCATGGAATTTTTACGAAATTTACGAACAAGCTTGAATTTTACGGAGATGCTAAAGACTATATTGTGGCGGCTTATAGAACTGGTGGAATAAATGCAGATTTAAGATTATCAAAAGACCATACAAAAGACGAACTTATTGAAGATGGAACCTCGGAGGTTAAGTGGGTTGAAAGATATTCTGCTTATGCAGATTTTAATACAATGACTATTGATAATAACGTCTTACAAATAAAATTCAATTCGAATAATTTAGCTGAAATAATAAAAAGCCACGAGGCAGATGAGTTTGAACTTGAGCGTGAAGATTCTATTGATGAAGTTAATTTAGATACTCTGGATTTACAGTCAATCGATATAGAGGGAAGAAGAATTTCAGGCACTAGCGAATCTCGAGTAGATTTAACATCTTTTAAACTGGATGAATTTGGAGCGAAATTTCAAGCTACACCCTCTGGAGATTACCCAACAATTCCAGATGATGGATATACAGCTACAAGAACAACAATTGTATCTCAAGGTGCGAGTCAGCGGTTTTCATCCGTTACTTATGGAGGTGTTTTTGATGAAGCAGATCCAACTTCTTTAGATGCGGCTGAAGCTATGTTTTTTCATGATGACGAAGTGGTTGGAGAAGTTGCACAAATCGAAGTATTTATTCAAGTTGTAGCACAATTTCGTTCAAGAGATCCAGTTGATCATTGGGGAAATGTAAGTTTAGAATTGGTAAGGTATCAATTTAATGGTACAGGATATGATGTTGTTGGTACTCCTGAATTATTAGGTATTGAAACTGTTAATACAGGAGAATGGATAACATTACAAGTTAGTGGAATAAATCGAAGTTTTGTTGACGTTCAATTTGATGAAGGTTTAATGTTAAGATGGAAATTAAACGGTGGTAATGGCTCAATAACAGCTAAATATTATCTCAATCGTGTAGTGATGAATATAAAAACTCAATATGAAATATCGTCTGGACTGTCTTTTTTATTCACACACGATGTATATGAAAGGCTGATGTATATTATTACAGGAGAGAAGAATAGATTCTACTCAAAATTCTTTGGAAGAACAGAACTTAAAGATGGTAATGGAAACCAAATTTATTTAGAAGATGGCGTTGCTGAAAATGGAGATTTAGGCGGTGCTTTGATTGGAATGATTTCAGGCTTTTGGATAAGAGCATTTGATCCAGCTAGTGAAAAATATAAGTCGATGCAAATTTCTCTTAAAAAACTAATAGATTCCTGTTCCGCTGTATTTAATACAGGAGTAGGAATTGAAACAGTAAATTTTAAAGAACGGTTAAGGGTTGAAGAACTTAAATATTTTTACAGAGAAGAAGTGGTTGTTAAGCTTCCAACACAAGTTGCGAATGTAAAAAGAAAAGTTGATCCAAAATTATTCCAAAGCGGCATTGAACTTGGGTACGAGAAAGGTGGAGATTACGAAGAGGAAGTTGGTCTTGATGAACCAAATAAAAAAACAGCTTGGGTAACTCCTGTTAGAAAATCAAAGAATAAATATAAAAAAACATCAGATGTTAGAGCAGATGAATATGGTTTAGAATTAACAAGAAGGAAACCACAATTTAGATTTCCTGAAGAAGATACAAATCAAGATGAACATAATTGGTTTTTAGATATAGTGAGAGAAAATGTTCTTGACACTTATAAACAAGCCCATTGGAGTGATAGACTTTCAGAAGAACCTATTCACATTCAAGATCCAGATACTTTCAGGTCGATGATATTTACACCTTTAAGAATATTATTTAGACATGGATGGGTTATAAGGTCTGGATTACAGCCATACAAAGAAAAGTTTATAAAATATATAAATTCTTTTTCCAATACTTTTTTAGAAATGACTTTTACTGGTGATGTTTCAAGGGCAGAAAACAGCGATGTTGTTGTTTCTGATTTAGAAAGACCAAGGATATTACCTGAAGAAATTACCTTTGAACACGTAGTAGATGATGATTTAATAGACCAAATTTACGGAACAACAAGCGTATTAATCAATGGTTCTTATGAGGATGTTCCAAATTTTTACTTTAAATTTGAGTGGATAAATGAAAATGAAGTAGTTGAAAGAGGTTTTTTAGTTAACTTGAAGCCGAAAGGTAAAGGAAAATTTAAAATGTTAAGTGCAAACGAAAAACTTGAGTAAGATATGTTAATAGTAGATATAATTTTCGGTTCAGATCCAGGCAACGGTGATGAAATAGATTTCAACCTAGCAAAGATAGCGACTCCAGCAGTTAAGACTTCGAGAATACTTACTTTCGTAACTTCAGGAGCACAAGCCGAAGAAATAAATATTCCAACACCAACAGCAACGCCTGGGGAGGCTTCAGCATTAGCTTATAAAACTGCATTTGAACTTTTTTATTCCGCTAAAGTAAATTCAATAGTAATAGTTACAACAACAACAGTAAGGATAACATTCAATAATCACCCAGATACACTACTTTGTTTTTTAATAGCTTCTGATTTTTCAAGTGATGATGTAGGGGTAACTAATCTTTTTGTTCAATGTACCCTTCAAACTTTTAGTTTAGTTGAAGTCTTATTTGATGAAGCAGTTGTGCCTTGTAGCGATGTAGAAGTTTCAATAGAAACAGATGAGGTAGCTCCTGAAATATGGCTTAATGGTGTACAGATAGAAACTGTAAATGCCGCTAATCCTTATATTATAGATGTTTCAAGGGGTATTCCACATAGGTTTAATATGATAAATGCTGGATTAGATGAGTTACCAGTTCCAGCATTAGATTTAGATACTTATCTTTTTCCAACATTCGGAGCGGCACAGATAGATGTTGATATTGCTCCGTCTTTAGCTGGTGCTACTTTAACTGTTACAGTTATAAGAGAAACAGGAAACCCAGCAATTACATTTACATATTCCATAGATGATGCAGCTTACCAAAATTCAAATGTATTTACTGGACAAGCCGATGGAGCTGGTACAATGTATGTTTTAGATAATTGGGGATGTAAACAAAGCGTTCCTTATAATGTTACTGAAGTTGGTACAAGAGATCCTTACCTTTTTATTTCAGGAGCAAATTCAATTGGTTTCGTGGAAAGCGAAGTCATTGATGGCTGTTCAATTTTTAGAAATGATAACAATACAGTTGCTATTAATGGATTAGAAGATATAACATTTTGCGAACAGCTTTTATTTCAAACTTGCGATACAACTACTATTCAGTTTAAAACAAACTTCGATACTCCGACTGCCTATGTACGTCACGAAGATGGAAGTGCAGATACAAACCTTTCTTTAACACAAAAATCAGCAAACCTAAATAGATTCAAAAGTATGGATTGCTGGTACTATAAATATAAAACAGGGCTGCTTGGTATATATTTTACAAGTGGAGATACTTATGATGACCTTGATATAGCAATAGATGGTGGAGAATTTACATTAAACGGAAACCTACCAGACTTCGCTATTGTAGGACAGTTTATAGATATTGATACTCTTGGTGTATTCCAGATTGTTGATATTGTTTATGATGCTACAATCCTTAAAAAAGCTATTATAGTTGAATATATTTATGATGATGTAGCAACAGAAACATTTGTTAAGTCCACTTTTGATTTACTACCATTTGAAGTATGGGAGTTTACAATTGATTGGTCAGCTATTGGTGTTGGGGTTCATGATGTTATAATAGATAATTCAGATACTTTACATACAACTGTTCAGCACCTTTCAGAGAATATATCTGTTCTAGCAGAACATGAAAAAACACTTGCAATAAGATATAAGAATTTTAATAACAGGGATATTTTTTATAAATATAATATTGAACATTTTATAAGAATACCTTACCTTCACGTTGAGGGTAGTTCTTTAGAAGAGTCCGAAGTGAATATTACAGACTTAACTTCAGTTATAACCGATTCATCTGTTCACGAATTAGATATATTTCATTTCGAAGAAGTCACGAAAGCAGTAATGAGAAAAATAACGATTGCTTTGAGTATGGAAAGCGTCTTTATAAATGGAATAGGATACATAAAAAACGGTGGCTTATCTACTGAAAATATAGAAGGTACAAACCTATACTTAATTAAAGCCGATATGCTTAAAACAAATATAAATTATAATAACAATAGACAAGGTCAAGAAGGACTTGATGAAGATACTATTGATTTCAACATAGAACCATTTGTCTTTGGTGATGGTGGTTTTGTAAAATCATAAAATTATGAGTCAATGGCAAGATCAAATACAAGCTAATGCAGATGCGATAGCATTAATGTTAGCAAACGCACTAGAAATAAAAGACCATCCAGTTTTAGTTGCAGCAATAGATAATGCTGATAAAATATTATTACAAAGAGATGCTGACGATTCTACTGTATATGCGACAAGAGCACAGTTAGTCGGTTCAGTATTTAATCCAACATTAACAGGCGAAGCTTTAGGGGATATTCTTGTTTATAATGGAGTTGCCTGGGAAAACTTTGCTGCTGGAACAGATGGATATGTTTTAAGTGCAAATTCAGGAGAAGCCACAGGGCTAGAATGGATTGTTGATGGCGACAAACAAACCTTACAGCAAGTTACTGATGAAGGTCAAACAACAACCGACTGGATAAGGGTTGATAAATTAGAAATTCAAGCCTCAACAAGCTATATAGATGTTGTTGGAGGACAAATGATTTTTTCTAATAATGCCGATATAAAATTAGTTGATATATTTCATGGTTCTTATATACTTATTGATGATGGATATGTTACAATAAATTCTTTTGGAACATCTACAAGAGATGCACGTTTACAAACAGATTTATTAACTGCCGCAAGAACATACGACTTCGCTAATGTGAGTGGAATAATACCAATGACTGTAAATAGTATTTCTCCTGATGGTGTTGGAAATATAGTTATTCCAACAGCCACAATGCCTTTAACAACTAAAGGAGATTTATTTACTTTTAATGCAACCATACCTGATAGATTAGCAATAGGAACAGATGGCTTTGTTTTGACTGCGGATAGTGGAGAAGATACTGGTATGAAATGGGCTTCTCCATCGGCTTCATCAACAGCAGCTTCCGTTAATCTTCCTGTTAGAAACTCCTCTGGTGGATTAATTACTAAAGGAACAGGAGTTTACGATGCTGGTTGGAATGTTGGAACATCAGAAATATTGATTGATGTTGCAGATGCAGATGATCCAGCTAAAATGCCTGTTATTGGGGTTGTATCAGCAGATATAGCAAACGGTGTTTCAGGAGAAATAATTAATATAGGTGTATTAGAAAACTTCGATACTACATTTGGAAGTCAAGGTGATGCAGTTTATATTTCAACAACTGGAACATTGGTAAATACAAAACCAACAGGGACAACAGCTATACAGAAAGTAGGTTCGATTCTTAATTCAAATGTATCAACTGGAAGTATTTTAGTTTCAGGAGCAAACCGAAGTAATGATTTACCACTAATGATTTACCACAGATAGCAGAAGATATGATTTGGGTTGGTAACGCTTCAAGTGTACCGATTGCAACAGCTTATACACCTTATACAACAGGAATAGATTTACAAACTTTAGCAAACACTTCAGATGCTACAACACACACCGTTACGTTATCAGATTCAGGAGGAAGTGTTCAACTTGTCGAGGGAACGAATATAACTTTAGATACTACTGGAACAGGACTTGATGGTATAGTAACAATAAATGCTACTGGTGGAGGAGATGTAACGAAAGTAGATACACCAGTAGATGAACAAATTGGAGTTTGGACAGGAGATGGTACATTAGAGGGTGATGTTGCTTTTACATTTGAGACAGGAAGCAATGCATTAAGTATAGGAGAAAACGATACTTCATCGGGTAGTTTAAGAGTTTATGGTAGTTCTGTAACATCAGGTGGAAATGTTGGTATTTATAATGGTGGAGCTTCTGATACAGATGATGATTTTTATAATTTAAGAGCTCAATCAGGAGAGTTTGAAATGTTAGGGAGTATATCAGGAGCGTTTTTTACTTATAATTCAGCATCTCCATCGTTAAAATTTAATAATTATGGTGGTGGAACTATAACTGGTACAGATGCTTTTCTTTTAGCAGTAGATTCAAGTGGAAATATAATTGAAAGAGCATTAGATACTGGTGGAGGAGCTTCTGAACTTTCAGACCTTTCAGATGTAAATACTTCAACACCTACAAACCAATTCTTTCTTATAGCTGATGGAGGTGATTGGGAAAGTAGAGCATTAGTTATAGCTGATGTTTCTGATTTCACAGACAACAGCACAACTTGGGACCTATCAATGGGTACAGTAGATGGAACGCAATATATTATTAATTCATCAGATGGAACTAATGTTAGTTTACCTTTAGCTGATACAAATAACTGGGGAATAATTAGTGATGAAATATTTGATGAAATTGTAGTTAATAATGGAAAAACATCGTTCCCAGGATTTAGCACTGAAATTACAACAGATTATTCAGGAATGACAGCTTCAAATGCTGAATTAAGTTTACTTGATTTATCTGGATTAACAGTAGGTTGGGTATTAAGTGCTGATTCAGGTACAACTGCAAGTTGGCAACAAATATTAGGAAGCGATATAAGTAATACAGAAAGTTGGGCAAATGATCAAAATTTATCAGAAGTTTTAACTGTGGGAAATTCTGCTGGTTTAGGAATGAGTTTTAGTGGTGCTGGAGCTATTAGTATATCTATGATTAATACTGGAAATAATAGAACTTTATCTTTAAATAATGGTGTAACTGGACAACAAGTTTCAGCGAGTGATACCGTTGCTGGAGATAGTACACATTTAGATGAAGATGGTTTAAAAAATATAATTAATTCCGCTTGGGGAACATTATTAAGATTTACAGAAAATGCTGGAGGTTCAGATAAAACAATTACGTTTCAAGACGCAACAGGAACAGTAGCCTTAACTTCTGATTTAACTGGTTATTTAACTAATATAACTGGAGAAACTTTATCAGACCTTTCAGATATACCAGCTGAACCAACAGGAGGTGCTATTGAATATTATTTAAAATATAATGATACAGGAGATGTATTTACTTGGGTTGATATTACTACTCTTGGAGGCGCAAGTCCATTAACAACTAAAGGAGATATTTATACTTACGATACAGGCGACCAAAGATTAGCTGTATCAGGTAATGATGGTTGGGTATTATCAGAAGATTCAGGTGAAGCAACAGGATTAAAATGGATTGCTTTAGGTGGTGGTGGCGATATGCTACTTGGAACAGTACAAACAGTTACAGCCGCAAAAACCTTTGAAAATACTACTTTTTTACTTCGTAATGTAGCAGACACTTTTAATGGAGTCTTTACTAATACTAATACAGCCGATAGAATTTATACCTTACAAGATGCAGCTGGTACTTTAGCATTTGTTACGAGAACAATAGTAAATATAACAGGAGATAAATCACAATTTGATACAGCTTGTACAGATGGAAATTTTTTATATGTAGGAGATGCTCCAACATCACATACATTATTAAGTCACACTATTTCAGGAGAAACAACAGGTCATGTTTTAGCTGCTGATAGTGCGACTACTTATTCAATCAGAGAATTGTTAGGAAGTGAAATAAGTAATACAGAAAATTGGGCATCAGACCAAACTGCTACTTTAACAGCTGGAACAGGATTATCAGGAACAACCTACGATCCAGATACTAACAGTACATTTGCTTTAGATTTTTCAGAGCTTACAGATATGACTGGTGATATATCTGGAACAACTGAATTTATTTTACAAGATGGAACAACAGAAAGTAGAAAAGCAACTAGCGAAATAAAATTAAGTTTCTTTAATAACGATAGTAATTGGATTGCAGATATAACAGGAGAAACTCTTTCTGACCTTTCAGATGTTCCAGCAGAACCAACAGGAGGAGCAATTAATTATTTCCTACAATGGGCTGATACAGGCGATACTTTTAGTTGGGTTGATATTACAACTTTAGGAGGAGGAACTATTGGAGGCTCAATAACAGATAATCAAATTGCAGTAGGAGCAACTGCGGCAAACGATATTGAAGGAAGTGCAGACTTAACGTGGGATGCAGCAGCATTTGAGTTAGGAGTGTTTGGTACAACAAATAGTTCAAATCCAGAAATAGTTGTTGGATTAGATAATTCCGATGACAATGTAAAATATTCATCTATTTATAATGGTAGTACTACTATTTTAGATAGAGCTCAATTTACTTCTAATACAAGTGATGCCACAGCAGATAAGGGTAAATTTTCTTTTTCAGTAGATGCTGTTGCTATATTAGATATTGACGATGATGGAATTGATTTAATAACAGGAAAAACAATATCCATTAATAGTGTTGAAATATTAAGTGCCACAGCATTAGCATCAGGAGTGGTTGTTGATATGGCAAGTATCACAGCAATAACAGCAACAGCCGCAGAACTAAATATTTTAGATCTTTCTGCAACAGCTTTAACAACTGGTTGGGGATATTTTGCAGATGGAGCTTCAGCCGCAAGTTGGAGAGCATTATTACTTAATGAAGTTTCAGATATAACTT